GTGACCTTCGCGGTGCCAGAAACTGTCACAACGGTGCAATACGACGTTTTAGTCGCAACACTGAAGGCAGCTGTGGCCCACGCAGACTATATCGCGGCAGCCTTGAACAACGAGAAGTAATTCCCAAGTTCTTAAAGGCAGGAGACTGATTTAACGCTCGGACTTTTGTCTGAGCTATTAAAGTCATAAGTCAGAAACGACGGACAAGTGGCAACGCCATAGATATGCATGTAATTGAACAAACATACCTCAGTCTGCTAGCAGATGTAGCGCGCCTATCTGAGTTCTCGGAAATACGAGGATCTTATGAAGGGCTACAGTGGTGTCTTACTGAGGCACCTAAGCTAGAGAAGCATGTGCTGGATTGCGTTGAGAACGGGGTTACCCTCGAACTTGATCGCTTCCCGCACGGGCTGCAGAGACTCGCATCTGCGTCACTAAGTGACGCATACAAAATGCGATATCTTCGGCAACTTCTTCTGTTCTGCTATAAGGCCTCCGTTACACATGACATCAAAACGACTGAAAAAGCGTTCCAGGGTTTCCTGGATACTAATACTACTGTCGGGAGGTGGGGTGCTGATCTCGCAAGAGTCAGTCCTTCACTTCTTAACAGAGTTCGCAACCACGTATTATCGGTCTTGCACTCATTCCGACCTAAGGGAATTATCCCAGGGCACGGACCGGGCGCAGTTACCACCTCTAAGGAGAGGTGGCAACACCGATACGACACCATAGAACCAGTCTATCCTTATAGTGACTACTTCTCGTTGCAAAACAATGAGGAGCAGCTTGCTAGATGGGATGAACTGATCTTTGGCGATCACATCGAAGCTAAGGTCATCGCTGTCCCGAAGGACACGCGAGGGCCTCGGCTGATTTGTGTTCATCCTGCTGAAGCCATATGGATTCAGCAGGGCTTACGTCGCGAACTTGAGAGGGCGATAAGCCTTCCCAAAGCATTGAGAGGTCCGTGGCCGAAAGGTCACGTACACTTCGATGATCAGTCGGTTAACGGCAGAATTGCTAAACTTTCAAGTCTTTCGGGGCGTTATGCCACGTTGGATATGAAGGAAGCATCTGACCGTATATCTGAGACGCTCGTACAAATCCTTTTTGGAAGGAAGTACAAGTATTTCGGATGTTGTCGAGCA